GTTCTTCAATTCTTTTGTCTTGTGCGTCTGCATCTTCAAACTCTCCCGTAAACGGATTCATATAAACTCTTCCTATCAACGAATCTGGTGGACCAATAAATGTTTCAGGATTACGTAACTCAAATTGTTTACGTGGTTGTACTTGACCACCATCTTGATACATTCTAGGATTCATGCGTTGCATGGGACTAAAATTCATAGCAGGGTTCATAGGTCTTTGCATACCTACCATGCCACCCTGTTGTTTTATATTTAGGTTTTTAATATCGTCTAATGCCATCTTAACACCTTCTCTGCCTAAATCAAAAGCCCCTTCACCAATTCTTTCTTCGCCGTAAAATTTTGGATTTCTTGCAAGTCCGTAAGCACCGCGAACGACATCTGCTAAATCATCGGCATCCATATCTTTAAAATAATCCAAACTTTCCCCGTAAGCATCCATTGTATTTTCTGGTACAGCTTCATCTACAAGTTTTAACATACCTTTTTTACTTAATCCACCTATCGGGTCTTTATACAATCGGCCACTAGCATCTCTTCTATTTGCTATCTTACTAGCTTTTGCTTTCATAGAAAACGGATTAACTTTTGCAGCTTTTTTTCCTATAGAACCAATTACTGAACCCGGTGTTGCAATGTCCATAACTATCTGAGCAATATCTTGATTGGACATAGGTGCTTGAGATACAGACCCTACATTCATAGGCGAGGCAAGGTTAGCCATTGGTAGATTTAAACTTTCAGTTGGGTAATATGTCTGAGAAACTCTTGTTTTATCTGCAACCATTCCACCTTCCTGCATCTTTCCCATAGCTTTGGCTATTGCCATACCGCGTTTCCGCTCGTACTCTGATATCTTACCATCTCCATCTAGGTCTGATTTCTTTTTATTAAAACCAGTGCCTTGATTGTACATTCTACGGCTGTGTACCTCCCCACCATCTTCGTACTGTACCATACCACCTTGTGCTTTATTGGTTCGTAACCCTAAGATGTCTTCAAGTAAACTGCGAGTCGTAATAAGATTATCTCTTCCGCCAAATAAATAATTTAAAAAATTACCTCTTTCATCCTCTGGCATATTCGGTATTCTACCAAAAGGTTCAAATGTATCTTGTGACATTTGAATTTCTTCAAGCGCTTCGTCAGGCAACATATTAACTTGCTCTCGCGCTGACATAACTTCTGGTCTATAGGGTTGAACTAAAGCGACTTCTTCAAGCTCTCCTAAAGAAATATTTGGACTCTCTCTTCTCATAGATAAAGGCGAGGTATCTCGTGCTTGTATTGCTAACTGCTCTTCAGCTGTTTTTAAAAAAGGATTTCTTGTACCTGTTTTTTCTCCCATCATAGCAGCTCTTTGAAAATTTTCTTTTTGCTTTTTAAAGAAGTTACTAATTCTACCACCCTCTTGGTATACGGGTGATTTAGGTTGGGCTATGCCATTTTGCATAGAGGCAGAGGCAATTAACGCATCAATAGCACTATTACCATTCTGCATTTGCTGTCTATCTCTACCTACTTGTGTAATTTGTTGTAGTACGGGCAGGTAATCAGGTACTGCCTCTTTTGGAATAATAAACTCTCCGCCCTCTAGCTCAACGTCTGGACCGTTAGCTACGGAAGCCGGAACTCCTCCTTGTGAATGTGATGGGCCTCTGACGAGACCGTAACTTGGGAATCTTCCCTTGCTTGTATTAGCCATATAGTATGTGGATTTATAGCCTTATGTTTATAAACAGTTAGTGAAGATATTCTTCACAGTCTATTAATATAGTTAATAAAATAATAGTATGCAAATAAATATTTTAATTTGTTCTAGCTCCTGTCATCCAGTTATATTTTTTAAGTTTAGAGAAGGTACTGCGTTTTTTATTTGACATTTTAAACTCGTCTTTAGTGCTGGCTTGGCTTTTGGGTGGACGTGCAAAATAGTCTGCATAGTATAACGCATCCATTAGGTCATCGTTTCTGGGTTTAGGGTGCTCAAAGAACTCATCAACGATTTCCGTCATCTCTCTACGAATATATAACTTCTTGGAGTTTACAATAGGTCCAAGTGTAGTTTCTAGCCTATCTTCCTTTTTAATTCTTGCTGGAGGCTTCACGCCTTTGAATATGCCCGGCATCAATCTTTTCTCATTAGCACTCATACGCGTTACCATATCTCTGACCATTTCTTGCGCTGCTACCGTTTCAATCGTTAC